ATTAGCAGGATACAAGGATATAGCAAGGAATTGTCATAGAATATGACGCATATAAGCGTATTTAAGGCTAACTGTATGATATAGATAGGGATATAGACAGCATATGAATAGCATCATATACCTGTATATATTAAGCAGGGAATAACTCTCCTATTGTATACTATGGGCATGGCAGGACATTCCTTAAGTATATCAAGGAGTTAGCACAGTGAGGGAGTACGGAAGTAATTACACCACATATTATTCAGACACCTGTCTGACTATACTGGTATACCCACAAATATCCCTAAGACATGTCCGGGCATATCCATAATAGGGTATACAGGGGGGGATGGGGCAGTCCTGAGGAGTGCATTACACCTACAAATATTCTCTGAGAAATTCCTAGAATCCCGTCCTGAGGAATTGCTTCACAAATGTTCAGCGTACCCCCACAAATATTCTATCCGAAATTCCTAGTGTTCGGTCCTTATTCCCTAAGAAATGCCTAGGGACATTTCCTAAGAATATTCCAAAGGAATGGCCGGGATTCCTGTAAGTTATTGATAATTGATTTTATTTTACATTTCTGAAAATAATTTTACCTAATAGTAGTAAAAAATGTTATTATAAGGGTAGAGGCTCTTAAGGAATGTCCAGTATAAAAGGCATTACCCTAAGGAATGCCTAGAATACTAGACATTCCCTTTAGAAATACAAGCATAGCTCTTGGAGTGAGAGTTTGAAAAATCTCTCTATCTGCTGACAAGCAGAAATACTAAAGACATTCCTAGTATACTAGACATTCCCTAAGAGCATTTATTTTGTTTTAAAGACTTCTCCTCCTAAGAGCAAGAGCTATACAAAATTATTCCCAGACATTCCTTAAGAGACCAATATGGCAAAGATTACTATTGATAACATCCTAGCTTCCTTTGCTGGCACGACAGCTATTAATGCTAGATTCCAACAGGTAGAAGATGAACTAAATAACAAAGTCCTGTACAGAGACCCCGGTGTTGAAGCTAATTCAATGGCTGCTGATTTCGATATGGACAATAATGATATTCTGAATGTTAATGTTCTCAATGCAGCAAGTCTCAATGTAACAGGAACAGGCTTATTAGCCCAAGTCGGATATGCTGAGGAATGGGCTAGTAAAGCTGAAGATAGTCTTATCAGCGTAGCTGCTGGTGGAGATGGAGCTACAGAATTTAGTGCATTACATTGGGCAGCTAAGTCGGCTGCTGATGTTGTTCTCACTACACAGGATACAGTTGATACAGCAGCAGACCTTGTAGCCACCAATCAGGATACGATAGATACGGCTGCTGATCTGGTTCTCACTAATGCAGATGTTGTAACGGCTGAGGCTGTTAAGACGAATCTACAAGCTACGTGGTATCTTCCTAGAGCTGTAGAAACTAATTTAGATGACAATGGAGATGCTTCTACAGCAGGCGATACATATTTCAATACAGCCCTGAATAAGAACAGGGTGTATGACGGAGCTACATGGGGAGACACAGGAAACGGTTCTAGCTCTGCTAATACGGTTAATATTGGGGATACTGGGGGATATTACGCAGGAACGGAGGTAGAGTCAGCATTACAGGAAGTAGGAGACAATAGAACTCTTAGTATCTCTGTCACATCAATAGGATCGAAAGTGAGGGGATCAGCAAGTTTATCCGCTTCTAGGACGAGCACTGGAGTATACCTAATTACGCATAATAGAGGAGCACTGGATTATGTACCAATAGCTGCTCTTACCTCTGGATATATATCCGACCTATTAGTTACAACCGTCTCAGAAACGAATAATACATTTGTTGTTCAGATATTTGATAATTTAGGAAATCCCGCTAATGGAAGCTTTACGGCACTTATGGCGATAATCTAATCGGAAAGGCTGTGTTTAATAAACTTAATGTGATATATTTATCTCTATTTTTAACAGGCTGTCAAGTATTTGCCGGAATGTCTGTACATGATACGTCTTTTGACAGCGAGTATCAGGAAGACGGAATTATAGCTGTAATAGGTATTACAGAAGATATTAATAAGAACATAGAAGTATTTATAGAGCATCACAGTATGCCTCGATTTAGTGAGAAGATAGGACATGGAACAAATCAAATAGGCATCAAGTTTAAGACAGGAAAACTATAATGAGTTTACAAGACGTTAGATATGCAGCCCTAACTGCTCAGGGATTCTCTGGGGCAGATAATGACATGCTTCTAGCTTGGGCTCAGTTTAATGGAGCTACTTCTTCAGAGCTGAATGATGCACTGTTAGAAGTGTTACATCTTAATGGGGCTACGTCTATTGCACTTCCTGACGCTTGGTATCAGTTTTTAATTCTACAGGGATTCTCTGGAAGCTTTCCGGGAATGGAATATCTGTTCTGGTTAGCAGGTGGATCATTATCGCCCATCTCTGTATTCAATGCTCCTCTCATAAGCACTATTATCCCCACTACGGGAACATTCACTAATTTTTCTCGTGGCGATGAAAATGCAACTCTTGAGGATTTTGAGTCTCTAACTAGAGCAGTGAGATCAGATGAAGCAAGATTCGTAGGAACTAGGAATGTTAAAAACGAGCTGACTACTCAAGACTTCTCAGATGTTTATTGGACAAAGACTTCTTTAAACCCAATGACTCTTGTTACAGCACCGGATGGAACAAATACAGCTTATCTTTATTCTCCTAGTGGCGGAGGTTCGTTTGTTCGTGTAGGCAGAACGCCAGCAGCTACAAGGGAAGTAGCACAAAACTCTTTATGGGTGAAGTTAATAACTGCGGTAGGTGTTGGTAATGTAATTATATACGATGGAAGTGCTGGTGGGGTAAATATCTTACCCGATCTGGAAGTAGGCGTATGGAAACGCTTTACTGACGGAGGTAATGATTTCTTTGGATTTCGTTTCGCCGGGATAGCACAACTTAGCTCAGCGCAAAATATTCTCCATATATGGCAACCTCAGCAAGAGATTATTACAGACCAAGCGAAGAACGCTGCATCCGAAGATGTTACGATAGGCAAACTATCTGCACCGTGGAATGGTTTAAATGTAGACGCTGCTCAGTCTTTCACGACAGAGAATGGCAACACTGTAGGGACTAATGGTCTCATTAACGAAAGCGTGGTAGGGGCTAACATCCCAGATAACACTTTAAAAGGTCTATTAATTGAACGCTCTAGTGCTAATCTTGCTGATACAGACGTAGCCGGAACTCAGACTATAGCAACTCCCGGAACAGGGGACTGGACTATCTCTTGTAAGGGAACAGAGACATTTACCATAACATTAGGCACACCTGCTAGTGGCTCTATATCTGATAATATATGTTCAGAGGCCAGCCCAGCTCATCTTAATTTAACAGCAGCTAGCACAATAATCATAACCGCTGATACTGTCGGAACGATTGACATAGATCAGGAAGGAAACAATATAATCCAGTGTGAGAATCAATCATTCCATACAAGTTTCATTCCTTCATCTGGAACAGGATCGGTAATTAGGTTAGAGGAAGAAGCAGAGTTTGTTCTTCCTGCTGCAATGCAAGTAGCCGGACTAGACTATACAATACGAGGAGAATTTTACTTACCAGAGGACGGAGCGAACTTCAGTGAAAATCATTATCTCTGTTCAGTAGGAAGTGACACAGATCGTTTTGAAATATTTATGGAATCCACTGGGGAACTACGGTCTGTAAATATAGGAGCGAGTATAGCTAAACACAGAAAATCGGGAATATTAACAAAAGGCAGACACAGGTTTGCTATTAAATATACAAATAGTACAGGTAGACACTTCTTGTTTGTTAATGGAACTAATATAGGAATAAGTGCAGTGCCTTCCACGACACAAGACATGTCAAATGGTGTAAATAAAGCCATATGGATAGGCTCAGATATAAATGCAGTTAATCAAGCTGATTTCCCTATAAAATTATTTGAAGTCTTTGATGAACTCATAGATGATGCCGACTTAGTTACATGGACAACATTATGAGTAATAAAGAAGTAATCTGGGCTGTTACAGAAGCAACGTTTGAGTTAATCAAGCAGAACTTTCAACGTGACGAGAATGGGGATCGACTACGTACTGACCTCACTGATGCACAGGCTAAGAAGCTAAAGTATAACGTAACAGGTTGGTGGAAACGACCTAACTTAGGTGGGACTACTTATGTTATTATACAGTGGCTAATTCCAGACATATTAGCAGCAGGCTCACAAACAGGTTTACAATGGCTTGAATTCATATCGGGTAAATGGCCTAGCAAGGTCATCGTAGTTGGTGTGTTTAATCGTGATGGAAGTCAATATGGATGGACAGTGCTTCCAGCTGACCCAGATAATCCTAATATACCACCGGAGGCAGATATGGTGTGGAACGAGGAACACGGTTTCTGGCATACGACAACAGATGCTATCTATATTAGACATGGGCAGTATTTAAAAATCTTCCCTGATGTTGATGGAAATCCAGCAGTAATACCAGCAGAAGTTAATACAATCTTAGGAAGGTCTAAGAGGATTTGGTAATGAATAAATTCAAAGATACTGTTGGAAGATTCAGGACTGTATCTCTTTTTAAAGAGACATCCCTACCGCCTAGAGAGTATGTTATATACACTATGCAGGAAGCTCGTATATTATTCGTAGAATGCGAAGATCCTACTGGATACAAGTTTGCTACAGAATATTTAGGAGGCTGGAAGCATTGGTTAGCCCTTAAACGATCAACAAAGGTTAATGAGTTTATCTTAGAATGGGAAGAGGAATTAGAAGTTAAGCTTCGATCTAAAGCTATTTTGAATATGCTTAAACTATCGGATGGGGATAAAGGATACCAAGCTAATAAGTTTTTAATTGATGGTGGCTGGAAGCAGAAGAAAGCAGGAAGACCATCTAAAGCGGATATAAGAAAGGAAACTCGAATACAGGCTAAAGCCTATTCAGAATTTAATAATGTGGTAGACCTACCACGATAGGAGAAGTTATGGATTGGCGTGATGATGCAGTATATTTGATAAAGAATATGCCAGAGAATATTAAGTATTTACGCCAAGAGTGTTTAAAAGACTTACGGGTATTTGCTCGTACTTTTAATCCTAACTATCTCTATGGTGACATACACATGGATAGCTACAAGGAGATGATGAGATATAACCTATTCGGTTATGGAAATGAACAGACGGCAAACAAGTTGATACTATTGCCACGAGCCCATCTTAAATCCCACATGGTAGCTACTTGGTGTACATGGGTTATTGCTAATCACCCAGAAGTAACCATCCTCTATGTATCAGCAACATCAGAACTGGCTGAACAACAGTTGTTTGCTATACAGCAGATAATGGGAGGAACCAAATTCCAGAAACTATTCCCTGAATATGTACATCCTCAGGAAGGGAAGAGAGAGAAATGGAATAGTAAGAAACTTATTATAGATCATATACAAAGATTTGAAGAAGGAATACGTGATCCTACTATTGCAACAGCAGGTCTGTCAACGAACACAACAGGATGGCACGCGGATATAATCGTACCAGACGACTTAATGGTTCCAGAGAACGCTTACACAGAGGAAGGGAGAGAAGCAGTTCGGAAGAAGAGTAGTCAATTTACATCCATTAGGAATGCCGGTGGATTCACTATGGCATGTGGTACAAGGTACCACCCTAATGATATTTACGATACATGGTCAAACCAAACCTATGAAGTCTACGATGAAACAACGGGTGAGCAGCTAGACACTTTAAAAGTTTGGGATTTTATTGAGAATGTAGTAGAAGTTGAAGGTGACTTTATATGGCAGCGACAGGTACGAGACGATGGGAAAGCTTTCGGCTTTAACAGAAACATCCTATCCCGTATAAAAGCTGAGTATGAAGACAAGACTCAATTCTATGCTCAATACTATAATGATCCTAATGCGAAAGGAAGCAACAGGATAGATAGGAGTAAGTTCCAGTATTACGATAAGAAGAATCTTAAGTATATAGAAGGAAGATGGTTCATAAATAATAAGCCTCTTAACCTTTATGCTTCTATAGATTTTGCTTTTACAATGAATAAGAAAGCCGACTATACGGCTATTGTTGTAATTGGTATTGACCCGGATGGCTTTATCTATGTTATAGATATTGATCGGTTTAAGACTAATAAGATTGCAGTGTATTTCGATCACATACTTGATTTACACGCTAAATACTACTTTAAGAAAATGAGAGCTGAAGTAACAGTGGCTCAGTCTATTATCGTAGAAGACATTAAGGATGCTATAAGGAAAGAAGGCATGAGCTTGGCTATTGATGAACATAGGCCGAGTCGTCATCAGGGAAGTAAGGAAGTAA